AATCAGTGAAATGGATACTCCAGGACAAGACATTCAGCAACCAATACAAACTAAAAGAAAATGAGTATTAATACTAAGAGACCACCGGTAAATGAAACGCTAGACAAAAAAACAAAAATCAGTCTGCTATTAGATTATCACAGACCCATGCTCAACAAAATGGGTGTTACTAATCCTAACTTTTGTCCTAAGATGGCATACATGGACAGAGGTGAAAGAGTAATATCATTCTTCCCTAGTGAAATAGAAAGAGGAGAAGATATTTATACAGAATTTGTGAGCAGAGATTATGATTCAGAAGATGAAACAAGAACATTGTATAAGTGGAAATATAATCCACATTATGCTTCTGAATACAGAATAACTGAACCGCATACAGCAAACCATACTATTAGGTATATCATACCTGTAGCAGAACTCTTTGCTGTCAAACAAGAAGATTCATTTGATGAGTTTGAAATGCCGGATCCAGATTCAGATTTGCCAATCAGTCAGTTAACAATTAGAGATTTAGCAGCTATTATGACTGGTAAACCAGTAAGCATGAAGCCCTGGTTAAATGAAATAGTAAGAAATAAATAGTAAGTATATGAGTACAAGTGTAAGTCAGGAAGACATGATTCTTCCAATGAAGCCTACAAAAAGTAAGCTTAAAAACCCAAGTCCTTTATTAGTATTTGGTAAACCAAAGATTGGTAAAACAACTGCAATTGCTGCATTGGAAAACAATCTTGTAATTAATCTTGAAGACAAGGTTCAAACCGCTGATGGTATGGTTGTCTATGCTAAAGATTTAACTGCATTGCGCACAATTTTGCAAAAGATTGTAGAAGCAGGTAAACCTTATAAGTATCTTACAATTGACACGTTAAATTAATTAAAAGATCATTTGCTTTTCTAATTAAGTTTATGTATCTTTACACTATGGTTAAAATATATTACATAGCTCATCCAAATAATCCAAATACACCTGTGTATGTTGGTAAAACAAAAAGTTCTTTGAAAAAAAGATTAGCTGGTCATATAATGTCATCAAAAAAAGGAAACTGGACAATGGCTAACTGGATAAGAAAAATAATAAATCAAGGAGTACTTCCTGTAATTTATGAATTAGATTCTGTACCAGAAAGTGATTGGAGTTTTTGGGAAATCTATTGGATTAATCAACTTAAAGCATGGGGTTTTAAATTGAAAAATATATCTGATGGAGGACAAAATGGTGGCTTAATAACACATAGTGAAGAAACAAAACAAAAATTAAGAGAATCATTAACAGGAAGAAAGCTTTCAAAAAAACATGTAGAAAATATTAGGTTGATTAGAACTGGTTGGAAATTATCACAAATAACAAAAGATAAAATCAAAACCAAGCATACAGGAAAAGTACTAAGTGATAAAACTAAGCAGAAAATAAGCGAATCAAAAAAAGGAACTATCAGCAAAAAAAGAATAAAAATCTTACAAACAAGAGCTGATGGAACCACAAAAAAATGGGATTCAATTGCCGAAGCTGCAAGTACTTTACAAATACAAAGATCTAATGTAATAGCATGTCTTAAAGGAAGAAGAACTTCTGCTAATAAAAGTAAATGGTCTTATGTTGATGTGTAAAAACTCCGTGAATTTGGGAAAATCCAGAAGTGGACAACCCTGTTCCAACCCTTATAGAAATATAAGAATTAGGATCAACGACTAGTACATACCTTCTGACCAAGTGGTGTTGAAGAAGATGAAGTACCACGAGTGCGGAGCATATAGGGACCTACCAAGGTCGTCTACTTATATGAAGAGATAGTCTGACCTGCATACATAACAAAATAAAATGCAGAACTGTAGGATAAAGAGCCTGCAGGGTAACAAATTTGAACAAAACTTGAAGAGTTTTGTATTCCTGAAGCTGAAAAGCTTTATATGAAGACTCCAATGGGTTCATCATGGATTGTAAGAGATCCTGCCACAAAAGAAATCCTTAAGAACAAAAGTTTGAAATACAAATACGGAAGTATTCTGTTTCTACCTAATGGTTCCGGTTATCAGTATGTGCGTCAGGCATTCCAACAACTTACTAACTTAATTGAATCATGTGCAGAAAATATTATTTATATTGCACACGTCAAGGAAGTAAACATCTTAAAAGATGGTCTTGAATTTACATCAAATGACATCAACCTAATTGGTAAAAACAAACAGTCAATCTCTGCAGCAGCTCAAGCTATTGCATACATGACGCGTGTAGGTAAAAAGAACTACTTGTATTTCCAACCAGGTGATGACATCTTAACCGGATGCAAAATCAAAAGACTAGATGGACAAGAAATATGCATTAGTGAGTATGACGCTAATGACAACTTGATCACTTATTGGGATCAAATATATGTAAAATAGTAAATTAATAATAACAGTAAAAAAAGAGTAACATGTCAGGAATTTCAACAAAAGGAGTAAAGAAAAATTTCATCTCCAAAGAATTAAAGCCGGGTAATGTAGTAGCAAAGATTGTCAACTTGTCAATTGAAGAATCTAAAACACCAAAGGACCCAAATAATCCAGAATACAAAATTTGGATTGAGTTAGAAGGTAAGCCAATAGGTGGTGACTTTGTAGGTTTTGACAAAGTATATGGTGATCCAACTAAAGGTCAGTACTTAGGTCAATACAAGAAGATTCAGTTTTCTAACTGGCCTTTGCGTGATTACACAGGTGTCAGTAAAAAAGATGGTAAAGAATTTAAAATTACAGCCGCTGGTCAGATTTTAGATTTCTTACAAAAACTTCTTGAGCTTACCGGCAATGACAGTTGGTTGGAAGACAATGATGGCAAGTTTGATACATGGCCGCAATTGTTTTCAGGTTTGATCCGCAGCAAACTATTGAAAGATGTATACTTCTCATGGTGTATTGCTGCAACTGAGTCAGTAAATT